AAATATATTTCTTCCGCCAACCCTATGACGTGTTTTTCCAACTGGAACTAAGTTAACCATCTGTATTGTTGTCCCCAAATATAATTGTATTATGCGAGCCGACAACTCTTGACAACCTATTAATTTGGTTTAAAACTGTATCACGAACTATATCTTTTTTATCTGGAGTTAAATCCTCGTAATTTGTGTATTTCTCTATAATTAACATAATCTTACTAATTGATCTATTAGTCTCTAAATCTAAATAATTTTTATTTCCCCCAAATGAAAATTCCCTTTGTGAACGCATAACTTATCTCCTATATGCCTAATTTTTCTTAGAAATTATAACTCGTACCTGATAAAATAAAGAAGAAAAATCAATCGAAAGTATTTCAAAATGTTCGTCATCTATAATGACTTCTTTTGAATACTTAAAACAATTATCGTTAAAATAATGGGATGTTGTAGAATCACTAATACTAGCGTGCAAAACATATTTTTGATAATTAAAGTCTCCAGCTTTTGATTCTTCCAATGAATTAATACCCATCGCAGCCTCGGAAGCATAGTCAACTTTTGCACAAGGCACAACCTCATAAACTAATGTTTCTATATAGCCTTTATTATTACAACTAACACAATAATAAGGAGGAGAATTTAACATAGAAAATTCGTTATATTTTCCGAGGCAGGTGCAATCACTTTTTATAGGTGGAAGTAACACAGTTGTATCATACTGTTTTATATATTTATACCGTAAATTATTTAAATAATTACCGTAATCCATTATAAGGTATCCCTAGCATATAAATCAACCTCATACCCACCAACTCTTTGCATATTATATGCTAATATTTTTTGGTTTAGTATTCTCTTAATTTCTTTTTGTTCTTTATATACTGTACTTAATAGTGTTTTTGTGTCTACCCTCTCAGAACCTAGCCCTATAGAAATTCCTATTCCTTCTGTGATTAACCTATTACCATAATTACTAAATATTGTGTATATAGTCGCATATTTTATAACTTCCCAAAAGTAGTTGTTACCTATTTCGTTTATTGTGTAATCCCATATAGAAGTGCCGTCGGTAATAATGGCATTCACATTTAATAAGCTGCTATACCGTTTTATTGCTATTTTAGCAAATGTGTTTATTTCATTATCAGTGTATGATGTTGAATCTATAAGCTCATAACGAATCTCTCCAATAAAATTATCAGGCAAATTGGTAGCCATTATATACCTACTTATCTAATTCATCCGAATCATCTGCAATATTTATTTTTTTGCTTAAGTTAGCCTTAGATATTTTGGTTGTACCTTTGTTATTATTTTTTTTAATTTTATTTAAAGATTCCATAAATCTCATAATAGAATCACTTTTATCAGATTCAATACCGATATCTTTTCTTGACTGTAAAAATTGGGAAAAAATAACTTTTTCTGCGGAATTCAGCGATAAAGCAAATTCTTTAATTGATTGCTCATCTTGAACAAAAGCGGTTATCATTTCGTTTTCAGTTAATTCATTAACAGTGTTAGAAATTTTAACTTGCCCATCAATAATACTTATTGTGTCATTTAATTTTATGAAACGGCCAAAACCTGGCCTATTCTTATAAGCAACAAATTCTGTCCAGGTAATTTGGGCTGTTTCGCCAGGTTTTAATAATGTACATTTGCCATCAGCGCGTTCTAACGATAGCATACCATTAGATATATTATCAACTAAAACAGCCGCATATGGATCTTTAACGTATGTCCCTCTCTTTGAACTCATAAATTCATCCTCCTTAACCTAAAAAATTGAGGCACCAGACAACAAAATCTGATGCCTCAATATTGTTTCATTAGTACAGCCGTAACTTGAAAGCACCCTTCGGCTGCCAAATAGCAGCGGCGTACTTATGATCTGCCGTTATGTACTGAACTTTTCTGGAGTCATCGTCCCAAGTACCGGCCTCAAGACCGCGAAGTTGAGCCAATTCCCCAAGGCCACTACCAAGAACAAACACAGAATTTTCGTCCGTGGGGGCAATCCCATATTTCTTATCAGCAACAGCCGGTAACCTAACAACATTAGCACCACGGTATGTCCCAATAAATCCTGTGCGCCAATAGTCTAACTTTTGGCGTTCAGGCATAATATTCTGGAATGTGGTAAATTTAGTGATGGGGTTAACCTTAGTCGGGTGACCGATAACCGAGTATACACCGCCACCTTCGGATTCCATCATATCAATGGCGTAATCCAAGGCGGCTTCTGTAAGCGACCCACCACTAAGACGAATCAGGTTGTCATTGCCAGATCCGCCAGTAACATCAGTCATTGTAATCCCGTCAACACAGGCAGCCCAAACAGTATTAATCTTCAGGTGCAGCAATGCATTAGCAATACCTTCTCGCATAAGATTAATACTATCATATGTGCCAAGCTCAAGATCCTCTTTAAGCATTTCAATGGTAACATGGTCATACCTACGCGGAACAGGAATGCTAACGATTTCGTTGTCAATCCTGACTGCCTCTTTATGACCACCAGATGTTACAGTCCTAGCCTCAAATCCAACGACATCCCTAAACTTAATGTTTGTCGTACTGGCAGGGTATGTTCTCTGTTCCAACATCAGTGGAGTGGGATCAACCAGGGTAACAAGATCTTCTGCCATTTTAACAATTTCAGAAGCAAAAGCGTATCTGTCCCCGGCACTCGCGGGGTTTTTCCAATCAATATTTTTCATCATGTCAAGCAGAGCAGCGTCATCTTCTGGAGACGCTAATCGTTGTGACAATTCTCTCGGGATTAAATTAGCAGCCACTATGTAGCCTCCTTATATTATCTTGCGTCATTACACAAGCTCAACAGTAACCCAATCACCCTTTAACTCTATAAATCGAGCGCGGGCAACAACATTAGTGGTTGCTGTGGTTAATTGGCCATAATCAGTGAAATACAGGGCGGTACCGTAAGCCACCGAACTCCAAGTAATATCAGGAGCCATAAGGCCAATCTTAATACCTGATGCATTGGTGTAATCAGTGCCAACATATTCCTGAATTCTAATTCCAGGTAACATCTTAAGGCCAATTATACCCTCTCCATCAGTAATATACTCAGATGACAGGCTATTATGGGCAAAATAATCGTCCTCATTCGGCCATTTATAGCCAAGATAAAACATCTGAATTGTGCTAGATGCATCGGCAGAAGTAGCAATCTGCTTTAACTTCCTGTGACTCTGTACATACACAACACCTTCCGCACTTGTTGTATCCGCCGTATCCTCAACGCAACCAGCGAATTGCCACACAGTACCAGATGCCAAATATTCGCCCTGGTGTGCCCAACTGGGGGCATGTAAAACACTTGTCTTATTCATGTGTCCTCCGATCAATCAATAATTATTCGTAAGTATTCAGAGCGTCAATCTTGTCTTTCCAGGCTTTTCTAGTTTTTGCAATAGACGTATCACCAGAAACAGTGTAACCTGTGTCTGTTTTCTTTGACGCTTGAACTGTTTTATCCACATTATCTTTTGTGGATGTTTCGCCTGTTTTAATATCGGTTATAGAAGATTCTCCTTTGGCTTCCTTAGAAGCAACAACGGTTTTCTTCATAATAGAAACTGTGAAAGCTAACTGATCATCATCCAATGTCTTAGCATGGGAAATAAATGAGTCAATCTCATCAGCATCTTTAAATTCATAGCCAGAATCTTTAAGCTCTATTATAGCGTCAGTAGCCCGCTTTTCAATCTGAATAGCCGCAACAGCTTCTTCTGCCTCGCTAAGGGCCTTACCAGACTTTTCAAGTGACTCGCTTAATTTTAAGACCTCTTCTTCAAGCTCTTTGTTTTTATCTGTCAATTCATCTAACGAAGCTTCAAAAGCCTCTCTTTCATCTGAAATAAGGTCACTAACCTTTGCCTCTAAAAGGGCATTAAATTCAGAACTAGCAACCATATCTTCAACAGAATTAAAATTTAATTCCATTCTCTTTCCTCCATTATTGGTTGGAAGTTTATTACTTCCTTGTTTTTCGCCGTTTTTTTGCAGACTTGCATTTGTAGAATTTAGATCTTTACGGTTCTCATATGTATTAACACTCGATTTAGATTTTTGTGCGTTTTTCCCACCTTCTAAATCTGTAACATCTAAAGACACACAATCTTTCCCGGCAGGTGTTAATGTGTATGCCCCACCAATAAAAGTAATATTACGCAGTATTCTACTAAATGTTTCTGTTGCAAATCTCATTAATAAGTGGTCACAATAAGGATCTCCAGGCAAAAAATCTTTTCCACATGAAGAACATTGTACACCACCTATTGCCAATTCAAAAGAATATCTGAGCATACCCTCCTCATTACGATTTTTTAACATTTCTGCTTCTCTAGGAAATCTCTCCTTAAACACATAAGCCTTTGCCCTTACAGCAACTTTACCACCAGTTTTTACTATTTTTACGGTTCCTGGTTTATTTGTTGGCTTTATCCTTACTAATTGGGAATCATAAAAGATACCTTTTATGGCATCCGGGATGTGCTCCTCAACCAATGGCATACCAATTAATGTTAAGTATGACTTTTTAAGTTCTTCACCCAAAATCTGATCTTTGTTTCTATTAATACCTTCAGCAACTAAAATTAAATCTAAATATAATAAGTCAGATCTAGCAGGGGTATATTTAAGAGAAGTGTTTGATCCGGCATAAACAAGCTTATCAACTTCATTCTTAAAATTACGTTCAAAAAAATCTAATTCCCTACTTGATTCGGAATCTAATTTGTCATAAACTTTTGTGCTGACAGCGTCTAGTTTCATTGTGCTTAAATCTTCACTTGCAATTATGGAAGCAGCATTCTTAATCTGCTTCTTTGCTTCTTCAACTTTAAGAATACGATCAGCACTATATAGAATTGATTCTACCATATTAGAAAATTCCTGCTTATTTTTCTTTCTGTACACATTTCCGTGTTTCTTAAATATTGAGGAAAATGCAGACTCAGACAGCTTATTTACCAAAGTGGGGTTACTAGATAATCCTTTAAATTTATCAGTTTCTGATAAAACATGCATAACTGACTTTCTTATTGAATCCATAGCTGCCGCTTTATCAACAACTGACTGCCTATTTTTTGTTAAAGATTTTTTCATACAACGCCCCTAATCGTGTAAATAATGGTGGTTTAGCTATAACTATTAATTCTGACTCTTTGATAAATTTTATGCTGTGGGTTTTACCCTTTCTTATTAAAGCAGAGTCACAGGAATATAACTTTTTCTCTGTAAATGATTTCTTACCACGACCTTCTATCTTTAATAGCACATCACCGGATAAACAATATATTAACTCATTAGAGCTTATATGTGAATGTTTAAATACTTTACTGCCCGGTTTATTACACACAATATGGAAGAAATCGTATCCTTTTTTTGCGTTATGTTCGATTAATCGTATATAAACAGACTCATCTGCAAGAAATTCCTTATTAGTGTCAAACCGCCTAGTACCAAATAATTTAGAGACAAACTTGTCTTCCTTACTAATATCACTTCTTAATATTTTATTTTCCAGGATAGCTATCCTAGTATTGTACCTAAACTCAGAAATTCTGTGTGCCATTATTAAAAATCCATAAAAAAGTAGTATGTAAAAAAGAGTCACGTTAATCACCTTCCCTCTTCTTTTCCAGCAAAATACCCAAAACCTTGTAAACAGCGGAGACAAGTCTATCTAATTTTTTATTTACTGTTGTAAGCAAATAAACAGACACCACAATTGGAAAGCCAACCTGAGAAATTAGTTGTGTAATACTGTCATGCATCATTTCAATCTTTCATTATTCTGGCAAACCCCAATTTTTTGCTGATTTATCTAAAGGGGATTCAATATCATCTTCATTAGAGGATTCTCCCCAACACTCACATGATGGGTGAGGAGGGTATGTCGCAAAAAAATCATTAATAGAAAGTGTTTTATTATGCATTTCTGCACAATATGAGCAAGTTTTTTCCGATAAAGCGGATTTCCACCTATATGCCTTTACACCGTCTTTCTTTGCTTTTGTTAATTCGCCAGCTATAACAGACTTATTATATATTGGCGAGCTATAAAGTCGTATTCTTTTAGTTTTAAACGCTGCCATTATCCCCCCCACTAAATCAGGAATAAGCGTGGCACGATGCTCTTTGTTTGTTGCTATAATAGAATCTACTTCCCTATGCATATCATCTATTAAATTATCAGAAAAAGAATCTATCCATTCAACAGCTGAATTCAATAAACTTTCATCAACTTTCTCACCAGAAACTTCAAAATAAAATAGTGACCTCATTTGAGATTTAATATTTGATTTAAATAAAAATCCATATGTGGAGAATATTGATTCAACCTGGTCATAAGATCTATTCTTTAGGGCAGAAACTAATTTTTTGCTAATGTTGTCATGTAAAGCGTATAAGAATTCATTAAAAGTTATAATGAGGTCTTCTCTGTCGGGTGAGTTTACGCTTGCTGTTGATTTTTGGCCACTAGGACCAGATACCTTACTTGGATTTGTGCTGTTATTCTTTACAGACCCATCGGGTGTGTTCTTGCTAAAAGGCAGAAACTCAGGTCCGCCAAATTGGCTTATCATGCCATCCTTTTTTTCAACGCTTCTCCTTGACAATTCAATATCATAGTCAAGATCAGCGTTTGTAACCGCCGACAATTCTGACATAAGCCCTCTATCATAAAAAATCTTAACCGCATCAAGAAGCTCTTTTAAATTATACAACTTCATACGAGAAAAAGAAAAACCTGGGTATTCATCTTCAAACCCATTTTTTATGGCAATTTTTCTCATAACCTGTGTTATCCAGGGAACAAGATAGGATACACGCACACCAGATAAGAATGCGATAAGGCCGAGGAATTTCTGCCAATTTTCTGTGGAAGACGCTTCTCCATCAATAAGAACACGAGGGAATCCTAATGAGGATAAAATTTGCTCATTTGTTTCGGAGTATTTCTTCTCATAAGTTACTAATTCTTCTTTTGGGCCTATGTCAACTATATCAATATCATCTCCAGGCCACAAAAGTAAGTTATTAACTTTCGGAGACATAATTAATCTTTCTAGCACAGCCAACCTATGGGGGGCAATAATACCAGTTTCAGTTTCAGCATCAATTTTTCCAGCTTTTATTATTGTGAGCCTATTAATTAATCCCTCAATAGTGTTGACCTCAAGGGCCTCTATCCGCTTCTTTGTTGATATAGGCCCAAACGCACGCCTAAAATAAGAAGTACCCCACTTAGAGAATGATTTAGCCCTCAACTTCATATGGGTAGTAAATGGCTCTTTATCGTCTGAAAATAAAGGTATGCCTTTACTATTCTTACCCAACTTAGGGCCAAATTTACTTCTTGAATCAACCGATAAGTATATTTTTTCGTTACCATTTTTTAAAAACTCATCATCGTCTATTTCTATAGAAAGTGTATCATGAACTCGTATCTTATATGGTAATTTATAATAATCACCGTCTAACTCAACTGCGTCATCCCATATTTCGGATACAATAGCATCACCATCTGTAAACAGCCGCTCACAAATTTCTGAGAACACCTGGTGTATACCATGCGGCTTAATTACAGGAATCCCCTCATTTGTCATTAAATTATTAATATTATTCTTCCATTTGTTTAATAATATTAATAATTCTTCACTTTTTACGTGTTCAATATTACCCTGAGTAATGGTGAATGCAACTAATCTATCTAAAACTGTACCACATAAAGAATCTGTTTCAACTAATTTTCTTGCTAATTTGATTTCATTTATTTTTCTTGTATCATTTGTATCTGAATAATTACCAACATTTAGGTACTCCCTAACCTGCTTAAGCAAAAACTCAGTATCTTTTTTTACGTTTTCGCTATAGTTTATAGCCAACGCCACAAAATAACTTGTAATGTTAGCCTGCCTAATTGCCAATTCATTTTGGGTTAGGTTTTCGTATTCCTCCATTGAACCAAGTGCGGTTATATCTGAAACCCAAAAGCTATCTTTACCCATTTGTATCCCTTACCTTTTTTGAAATCTCATGGATACCCATGGCAGATGCACCAACGTATATCCCGGAAGCAATATTCTGAAAAATCCTAACGTAGACAGATTCAGATGTCACACTAAATAATTGTGTATTTATGATAAATGAAAATAACACTCCTAAAAGAATAGCTGTAATAAACCAAGTTCTAGGATTTGTGAAAAAAAATTGTTTTGTTATAGAAATAATTGTTTTTATTAAAATTGATGCTATGGCAAGATTACCAACTAAAAGATCTTGTGTTTCCATTACTCAACTCCAATACAAATATCATCATGTAGTTTTATGTAAAATGTCTTTATTAATGGTGATTCTAACTCTGTAAATTTACTATTTACTTTATCTTTTATATGTGTTATCTTATACTTTAAGGCAAAAACAGACTCAAGTATAGTATTAGTTTTTGTCCCTATATCAAACACAGCCGTTTTTAACGGCAAAATACTAATAATTTCATTCTTTGTCTCTTCCTCAAGGCTATACACATACCCACCAAGTGCAAGTGAAAGGCAAAGTCTATCCCCTAACTTACCTATAATAACCCCCTTTTGGGGCAAGATTGTAATATATACATTGTCTATCTTCCATATAATCCATACAATAACTTTATATATATTGTCTAATAAGGTAGTTTGGGGTGTAACATAATCCCTTCCCCAATCTTTTATGTCTATTTCTTCATGTATACCTTCATTATTTATAAAAGCCAAGCGTAACATATTAACTCCTAAGTATATTGATACAAAAGTTTATATTTCCATGAAGCCGTACCTGTAGTTTTACCAGCCTCTACAACAACAGCAGTATACAAAAACTGCGTATATGCTGGGTCGTCATATTCATTATATCCCAAGAATGTGTAAATATTTGGAACTGACGGAACAGAAGTTGGAGCTGTTGCCCAATCACCAACCATGGAATATATATCAGAATCATTATATGTACTTGGATCTGTAAAAATATTACTTGCATAATACATATGTGTCATATCGGATGAAACCGCATTTTGGTCAGATATATAATACTTAAAATTTGTAACATAATTACCGGCACCATGCCCGGAGAATAAAAACCGTCTAACTTCACAATTAAAGTTGCCAATAGTTGAATCTAATGTGCTTTTACCTGACCCAGGAAGATTTCGCGCAACCCAATAATTAGAACCTGCTACTAAGTTTGTTGCTCGTGTAGAGTCTATAACGGTGCCATCTGTATACATAATCTCATTAATTGTAGTGGGTTGTCCCATTTCTACCTCCCAATTATTGGCCCAACGGATACCATTCTAGGTACTGGCATTTTGTCAAAGACCTTTTTCTTTTCTATTTTTTCATTTTTTCCACAATAAGAAAGTAAAGCATCTACAGCATACATGGTAGAGCTAAACAAATCCTTGTATCCCTTTTCCAATGATTCATCCGTAGATTTATGATCTGGAACGTAATATTTTCTCCAACCACCGCCCACAGGGCGAGATTTTATCTTACCAAATTGGCCCCTTAAAGCAAGTAAATCAGAGTATACCGTGTTCAACTCCTCATTTGGGTGTATGCTCACCATTCTTGGCATGTATAGCTTTTTTGATTGCATCATTGCTTTTACTTTAGATACGGTAACCGTGTTGTATTCTGCTGATGCATTAACTAATCTAAGCATATCCCTCCCATTAGGTATATTTTTTGCTTTTTCATCATTTACTTTATCGACAATCGGGACGAAATTATTAGATTCTGGCTCTCTAAGCATATCCCGTAACGCTGTTCCACCACCGCGCTTATCCATATGAAATAACACAACATTAAAGATTTCTATACAAGTTAAAATTTTATTTAGCATATCGCTATAGCTCATATGGCTCTTTGCAAAAGCGTAGACTATATTATCAAACATATTACCTTGAGTTGTCCCTGGTCTAATAATAGTTATCCCAAATTTATCGCTCTCTGTCGCAACATCGACACCCATAACGGTAGGTAGTCTGCAACTTAACAATGGCTCCAAGGGGGCGGAAAAATCCTTACTTTTTATAAATCCCCTCATTTCATTCAAATATTCAGGAAATAAAAGATCAGCGTTTGGCGTATCATGGTCCTCAAATTCTATACTATCAGATATTGACTGTAGAAGTAAATAAGGGAATTCTTTGCTTCCTAATTTAATAGGCACATTCTTATTTTCTGCTAACCAATCCTCTATGCTTACGGTATCAGAAAATTTACCCGACTCGATCTCTTCTATGTTTATTCTAAAATAAAATTTTAGCTTATTTTCTTCTAGCAACTTATTAACAACACTAACTGTGTATTGTCTTGGCCTTCGGATACCTTTCTGTAAGGAAAAAGAATCCTCATAATTAAATTCCACAACACAGTATTTACCCCTTTGCAATCTTGGGCAAAACCCATATGTCTTTAAATCTTGATCATCAACCATTTTTGCCATATATTCATCAATAATTTCATAATAATAGTCATCAGTATACCTAATTGTACCACAATACATAAAAGTATTACCTATAACATTATGTGTTTTTTCATTATCTGAAAAAGGATCAGATAAAACGTTAGCAAACGGATGTATAACCTTAGTAACTTGGAATTTAGTAAAATCCCTCATCTCATCTAAACGTATGTCATTTGCTCTTAAGCCAAGCAATGAATTGCCTTTTTTACCTATAGGCCCGGTAACAATTTGCGAACCATTTTTTAGGTGAACTCTCCACACATCATTCTGACCTTTATTAATTATCTTTGATGGAGTCCTACAAGATCTATTGCCAAATCCTTTGCGATGAACCTGCATACCCATAGTATCAGATAATATTTTTTCTATACCAGAATCCTCAAATATCATGCGACCTTGACGAAATTGTGGCCCCAAAACAAGTTGAGTTCTACTGGGGTATAAAATACTTTTTAAAATTGAAACAACAGCATTAATTGTAGATTTCATCATGCCACGAGATAAAAGCAATACAGAGTGATCGCAGAACCACGTAGCTTTTAATGCTATTCTAAAATGGGGGGAACTTACAGGCAAGCCTAAAATATCTCTTACAGCAAGCACAGGATGCCTGCGGTAAAAGTATACCATTTGCAGTCCTTCTAATTTTTCCTTACGTGTAAGGTGTACTTCCTTTAATTTGTTTTTTTGTACCAAGTCTCTTTCGTCCAGTCATTTCTAAAGCTTCTTCCAGAGAGTAACCCCCAGAGATAGTGCGAAATGCCTTGAGAGAAATTTCTCTTTCTCCATCAGGGTCTAATCGTTCATACTTATCAAGAAGCATATTTAATTCTTCAATTAGAAAATCATATTCTACATTTTGGTATTCCCTCAATGTCTCATCATAAACAGTTGCCAATTCAGCTATACTTCCCTTCTGCCGTTCCGCACCTAAACTTAGCCTATCTTTTTTAGATAATCCCAATAATGTAACATAATTTTTTAACTGATCTGATAATTCCTTTACGCTTAAGTCAGTCCTTGAATTTGCTAATAATGAAGTCTGTGCTTTTTCAATTAATAGCTGTGTTATCACTAGATTTCGCAGAATATCCCTATCTATAGCGGAATCTAAATCAAAATCATTTATGTAAGTCTGCATCCTACTTCTAATCTCATTATCATCGGTGCGAAATTCATATGAAATTCTATCAACGATAGTATTTTTGCCAACGGTAACAGGATTGTTAGTGGGGCTAGAAGATGCCTCTTCTTTTATTTCCGATAGTATATTATCCCTTTTTCTTTGCTCATTGTCAAAAAATTCTCTGCCGCCAGGTCCCAATATTGCTAAAACTCTAGTCTTAAGCTTGTAGGGACAATTTTTCCACTGCATATAAGTTTTCGCTTTAGAAAACTTATTCTTTTTTGTGTAGCCATATAAGGCTAAAAAGAGTACTTCGTATGCAGCCCATTTAGGTGATTCTGCCGCATTTCTTTGCTTCTTTGTTATGGAAGATGTCTTACTATTTTTTATACCAAGAAAATATAAGTATATTGTTTGGTACATATCCTCTATCTCACCTAATCGTATATTAAAAATGGGGCTCTCTAATCCGTACAATTTTTCATCAGTTATCATCAGATACTTCTTTCAATATTGCAAAGGATTCAGCCAATGATAAATAATAAGCTGTTAAGTGATTACCCTTTATATTTAAAAATTTTCGCAACATCTTAGGATTGGCACCACTTAAAAAAAGTGTTAAGGCTTCTAATTGTTTATAAGATAATGCTGGTAAAGCTTTATCAATTAAATCTTTTATTTCATATTGTAGCAGTAAACTAGTACCGGTATCTGTGCAAGTCTTTAAGAGTACATCTTCTTCATCGCTATGGGATAATTCTTCCATAGAAACAAAATGGTTATACCAGTTATAACCGTCATCCCTATTAACAAAATTAATAGTATCCCAATATAATCTTTGAGTAACATAGCCAGAATTATACTTCTTATCTTCTACTTTAAACAATTTCCAAATAGACAATCTAAGCTCTTGCTCGCAATCCTCTTTATCACATTCCCTTTTTATAAATTTATTCGTAAGTTTTTTTATGCCCGGCTCATAATACTTAAGGGCATCATCAATGGTTTCTATTACTTTTTCATGTACAATAAGCATGATCTAGTTTTCTTTCGTAAGCTCAAATATCATAGTCTCTATATTGCTATACAAATCATCTAAAGACCCCCTGTTTCCCAACAGGTAATCCCATTCCTGAATAGCGTTGTATAAAGCCTCACCTGTATGTTTCGAATCTACATCTGAACATTCCCCATCATAGCTTGTAATAATATCTTTACATGGATACATAAGAACTACGGATATCTTACTAAATATATTTTTTACATGTACACCGCTATCGCTTATTGCATGCGATATTAAAAATCTAGGGCCAAATTTATCAAATAGTTTTAATTCGTCTGATTTTTTGACATCAGTAATAACCGCATTGAAATTTTTCTTGCTTTCGCACAACATGTAATCTTTCTTAATTTTTGATTCTACTTTATCTATAAATATGTTTGTATCAATATCTGTTAAAATATTACCAAGATTTTGCAAAAGCCACCTAGATTTTTTTGTTTTTTCACCCCAAAGATTAGATGAATCTATTAAAAAATAGTCGTGTACTAACCATTTTAAATAATCAGAAAACGAGTATTTGTAAAAGCCATATTTAGACTTTAAACAATTCCCAACAGTATCCCTACCGGAATTTGGTTTACCTACCAAACCTATTAATATTCCCACATCATTCCCCTATAATTTTATTTATGGCCGGAGAATCTGACATAACTATGCCCGAACTTAATTCAAAATATTTACGTGTTAATTCCGAATCAATGTCATCAATTGTAAATCCCTTTAAAGCAGACCCGTCTTTGGCAAACTTTTTAATTGAGGCATTTATTTCCTCACACGAAAAATTTGCAAATTTTTCTAACAATGCACAAATACTATCCGCGGAAACTTTCTTCCCCGAATTCGCTTTGGGTTTCTCCCCCTTCCCCAGGATCAGTATTTCTTCTGCTTTCTTCAGAAGTTTTGCTATCTCTGTATATTGTGCTGCCATTTTCAACCCCCTCATTTTTTGCTGCATTAGCCTTTAACTCTTGCTCTAAAGATGCTGCTATTACCTGTATCTTCTCCTGTGTGTAACCAAGTTGTGCAAGCACCTTAAAAACTAGCGCAATCTTAAAATCAACAATACCAAACGATTGACCAATCTGACTCTGCAATGCGCCAAATGCCTGACGTATACTCTCATCCCTTTCTGCAATTAGGGATAACATCTCTTGCTTAAGTTTAGTTCCTTTTTTGTCCATTTTTCCGCCTCTTCCTTTTTTGTGGTTTCCCTACGCGTATAAAGAATCTATTATATATAATAACACAATATTTACTAAATTCCTGTAATACGTCTTCACTAGTATTTTCTGCACAATCTATATACTCATTAATTAATTTAGATCTTTCTAATAAAGATTGTGCAAATAATATTGGTTTATAAATATTGTCATTAAATTCTTCAATTGTTTTTGATTTGTGTACATCAGTTATTGAACTATTTATTGAGTTAAATATTTTTTCAGAAAAAGAATCGTATTTTAACTTCTTTTCTTTGCTGCCGAGGGTATAAATAAACCTTGATATGGGGTCTAAAATAGTAAAACAAATATTCTCTAATATATATGATAGCTCCTTATCAACCTCCTTACAATTATTTTTATTTAAAGATAAAAGCCTGTCATAATTTATCATTATTTAATATCACCCCACGAGCTATAACTATAATTGTAATCAACTGTTAAATCAACTGCTTCCTTAAATTTTTTAAACTCCAATAATGGTCTTAACAAACCCACTGCTTTTTCTACTTCATATTTTGTGCTAACCTCACAAATAAGCTCATCATGAATAACCAATATAGGGCGAATGTCCATGTCTGAAGTTCTTAATTTTTCATCAACATTTCTTAAAGCAATTTTCATTATATCGGCAGACGTACCTTGAATTGGTGTATTTATAGCTTTTCTAACATCGGCAAAATATAGCTTCCTTTTTTCTGAAGCTAATTCATCATCATCATCTGGCATAACAACTAGCTTAATATTATCTAGTCTTCTTTTTCTGCCAAAAGCAGTTAAAATATACCCATTTTCTTCGGCAAATTTAATCACTCTATCAAACCATTTTGTGTTACCAAGAAATCTTTCTTTATGATTTTTAATTAATTCACGCGCTTTTTCAACTTTAATATTTAGAGTATCGGCCAATTTATGCTCACCCATACCATAAAGGATACCAAAGTTACAGGTTTTACTGATTTTTCTTTGCTGTTTTGTTACCTCATCAAGCGGCGTATCAAACAGCAATGAAGCGGCAACCTTATGCACATCTTCACCACAATTAACAGAGTCATAAAGATGTGAAAGTTTTGCCATTCCAACTAATATTCTGTATTCCATCTGGTCATAATCCATGGACAAAAAGTAATAACCTTTTCTTGGCATTATTGCATATCGCATACTTTCTGTCACATTCTGAAAATTTGGGTCGTTGGATGACATGCGGCCAGTCCCAGCACCAAGACTATTAAAATTAGTATATATTATTTCAGACTTGCTATCCTCAATTATTTTTAACCAGGGAATTATATATTTTGTCAAAAGGCTATATAGTTTCTTCCTTTTAGAGTATAACTCAAATATATTATCGTCTTCACTTAACCCGTAATTACTAAGTAAATCTGCAAATCTTATTTTATACTTATTTATGTGATAATCGTCAAAGCATATAGATCTGGTTTGGGTATAACTAAAATACCGTTTCATGTCCGGAAATCTTGCCAAAATAAGCTCACCAAACTGCTCTCCGGAATTGATATTAAAATTATCACCGGCACCAAGTAACTTTTTTATTTTGTTATAAATTTCGTCTGCTTTTTCTTTATATTCTTTCTTGAGTGACACTAATTTCTTATAACAAACCCTTACTCCCCTTAATTCCATTTTGGCAAGTGGGTATATTAAATCAACTTCCACATTATACATATAATTTGGTTCCCACCCAGTTTCTTTAAAATACTCAAATATTCTTAATGTTAAATCTGTATCTTGGCAGCAATATTCATATAATTCTTCCGGCTTTAACATGCTAACTTTATTATATTTTATATTATACTTTACAAGTATATCACCTAATTCAACAACATTAAAATCAAATATTGTTTTTCCTAAATGTTTTAATTTACATGAATCAAATATGTCTAATAATTTTGCAATTACCAACGTGTCATGTTTACACCTTATGTTTATATTAAAATCTTTTAACGTAAATTTATAGTCAAATTTTAAATTATGGCCTAAAATATCTTTTTTTTCTAAATATTTAGCTATATATTTCTTAAAAATGGTCTCATCCAAGTTGTTACCAAATTTATGTTTAAGAGGTATGTAAAAACCCAAACCTGGCTCACCACAAAAGGACACTCCAACAATTTTTGAATTCTGTATATTAATGCCATCTGTCTCAACATCATAAGCAATTACACTATATGTTTCTAATATTTCAGAAAGTCTTTTAGCTTTTCTTTCATTATCAACTATATGGTAATTACAACCCTCTTTCCTAAACCATACTTCTTCACTAATTGCATTATCAAATAGTAATTGCTGCATCAAAAACCTTCTTGACATTTGTAAAAGCAGTATTTGGATCTGGATGGTACGTAAGTAAATTAGTTGGATTTGTTGTTCTGGCTTTCTCAATAAATAAATGAGTAAGCATACTAATTGGCTTCCCTGGTATATGCGTTGGTATTAGCTGATTCTGAACAAACCATTGGGCATACGTGGGTATTTCCGCCCAAGAAGATATAATAGTAGGCCATGAGTTTACCCCTATAACCCCAGATGCCCCATAAATTAAACTTATAGCCTCTGTAAGGGAAGTTTTCCCGCGTAAATCAACAACGGCACCACCAAAATCACCAATACGAAAATCTCTGGCATCTTTCCCTGTCCCTATGATATAAAGTTTTGTGCCAATATAATATTGGGCAACAAGTCGAATAAGTTCCCGCCATCTTTGCTTACTCCAAGTCCTTTCCGCCTTTTCAGTGGAAACCGCAGAAGATACCGGGTGTACAACAAAATATGGCTCTGGGTTAACAGCATGTTCAATATTCAACCTAAAGGGAAAAGTACTCTTATATTTATTGTATGTCTGAAGATAAATCCATTGTTCTACATATGGAAAAAATCTTGACAAAAATTCTATATATCGTGTCACACCTTCCCCTCCGCTAGACTGGGTAATAAATTTATCCTCAACTAAAGGTAATTTATCTTTTGGTAAACTAATCTTAAGATAATTTACCATCTGGCCTACGTCAGTTATTGTGATTGGGTAATTTGAAAAATTAACTAACTCTCTTGCTAAATTTGGTGCTGGATTCCAAAGCAAAAAATTAATTCCTGAGTAATCACCATTAACCTGAAAAAAATTATCTAACCGAGTCAGAAAAGTAAATAAATCACCCAATCCACATGCAACAGCAATATTTTTGTTAAAATCCAACATTAGAACGGAAGATCATCCCCAAAATCTTCATCCTTTCCTGTCTCTTCTTTTTCGGGGCTAGAATCATGTTTGTCTTCGTTTTTACTTTCATTATGTGATTTTGTAATACCCTTAATAGTCTTTGCGTTGACCCGCATATAAGACCTTTTGTTTCCTTCCTCATCCTCATACGAATTCTGCTCGTATTCACCCTCAACTAAATACAAATTTCCCTTTTTTATTAAATCCGATATATATTCCTTAGCCTTATCGGTACCCCAAAAAATAATGTTGTGCCAATGAGTAATGGTTCTCCACCCACTTTCTTCTTCTTCCGATCTAAACGATCTCCAAGTAGCTAAAGAAAACGTAACAGGCTGATTAGGCTCCTCATATTTGGCGTCAGCCCCAGCCCTACCAATTAAAACAATTTTATTAAACATACGTTGCATGCCTCCTACGAAATAGCCAGATTAACTGCATCTGTAATTTCTTCAAAATTATTATGGAAATATCTTAAAGTTGTTGTAAAAGACTCGTGGCCTAATACCTTTTTAACAATGTTTTCCCCCGCGCCAGAATTTATTAATTTCGTTGTGTACCCATGCCTGAAACTATGCGGAGAATACTCTTTGCCAAAAAATAACTTTGTCCAAAAAGAAATGGTACTTTTACTTGTTCTATTTAAAAAAGTTATAAAATACTGATCTAAATAAAAGAGTATTCTGTCATTTACTGGTATTCTCCTTTCTTTATTTCCTTTCCCTATTACGACTAAAGATTTTGTTTCTGTATCTATATTACTCTTATTTAAATGAGTTAGTTCATCTATACGTAACCCAGTATTATACAGCATGTCAAACAAATTAGAAACATGATCACGACTATGCTTTCTGAATTTATAAACCCTTATCCTTTGGATACCTTCTTTAAAAGCAGTATCAGTTATAAAGTTAGCCTCTCGGTATTTTAGCCTGGGCTTAGCTATAATCGAAAAGTTTATATCAATATTAAATAATTTACAATATACCTTTATTGCCGTAATCCTTCTGTGCATGCTGCTAGCACTTAAATTTTTGTTTTTTATGATGTAACTTTGTAAATTAGATTCAGTTATAGCATCGTAATTTTCAAAGTATTTTGCTAAGTCATTTGTATACGCCTTAACTGTATTGTTGCTTCTGTTTAGGCCCACTAATATGTCAGAAAAAGACTTTAGGCTATGCATCACGTACCTCCTGATCGGCGTAGATGCAAAAAGTGTGCCAAGTTAAGCATTACGCCCCCTGGGGTTACATTTTGAGCAACGCCACTCTAAGTTAGTCAACATATTATTGTACATGTTTCCATCTTTATGATGTACTTCTAAAAGGCGCGGATTACTCGGGGAAATCCCACATTTACTGCACTTTCTAACCCTTTTAGTATTCATCAAAAGACGTCTAGCCTTGTTTCTCGAATTTGATTTTTTCGTTTGGTTGTAACTCTTCCTCCAAGATTGATACTTCTTAGAGTTTTTTCTGCGCCACAAACCCATATGTGAAAGCTGACTTGGCTTCTTTTTTGTTTTTTTGTGTTCACCCTTTTTCGGCATTCGTTTTTCCCTTGCTTGTTTCTATAAATATAGCGAGTGTACTAATCATAATAGCAACTGCTTTATTATACATATGGTTTATTAAAATACCAGATAGTGCAAATGTAAATAATAATTTAACAAAATATTCAAATATTGAAATCCAATCTACATTAGACATTCATAACCTTCTTTGTGTAGAATTCACCCCGTATCCCATTTAATATAAGAACCCAAACCTCTCCAATTTCCGAAATATAACTTATAGACACTACTATACCTACCTTCTCATTTTTTACGGCATCTATAACATTTTTGCCTATACCATTACGCAATACCTCTATTAGACTTGTATACCAAAAAGAATACTGCTTAACAATAAAATCAAAGTAAAGCGTATCATCAAGAACACACCTATAAGTATATTTTCCCAAATTTAAGACATTAAAAGTTAACATAATGCACCTTATAGAAGTTCCACTTCATTTCTGCCATCATAAACAAATATAATTATGCTTATTTTGTCGAATAATGTTTTTATGTATCTTATGTATTTTTCTTTTGAATGTTTTTTATTTTTTGCACAATAAACTATAACACCAGTCACATCATTTTTATTTTCATCTAAACTAACACTATATTTATAAGTTTCAAAATCCTTAAAAAACCCTTCTATATAAAACTCATGTAAAACAAAGTAACGTGTTTCATTGATACTTAAATATACAATTGATTCTTTTTGTGGGTTTTTTACAAGCCTATGATAGCAAAAATCACCTTTACTATAACACAGCAAATATTTTCTTAAGTGTATATTTCCTATAGCTACTATGTAAGTATCTTCTCCATACGCGGAAGAAAGCATGATTAAACTAGTGTAAAAGTCATTAATTGATGTGGCATTCTTCAATGCGTCTATGTCACCTAAAACATATAGGTCACCTATCGTGCCTACTCTACCTATAACATCAGAAAATAATAAGTTTTTACCCATTTACTCATCTCTAATTTTTTTCATAACATCTGATGATAATAACCCAGATAGATCTTCTTTATCTATAAAACCAAACCCACATAGTAATGCAGGGGCATAAACTTTATAGTTAGTCTTAAGGGCATCACATGATACATCTATATAGTTACAAAATTCCAAATTGTTAGCAATATGTGCTTCCATAGCAGTATAAAGGGCTTCAGCAACATGGCACCCGCTACTTGTGTAAGAAGAACCATTTATGATTACGTTAAATATATGGTCATCATCAAAAGTATCATCATCAATTTTTATTACTTGCTTGTTTTTCATTTATGCTCACTTTCTATAGCAGCTACCACAACGTGCTTCGTATATTTCTGAACCACCAACACAGACTTGATCTTTATTTTTAGTTGATTTCCTATAAGTAAATAATGCATTAAATCTCTTGCACATGGAACAAACAGCCTTAAAAGTAATAACCTCACCATATGGCAAAATATTTACCATTTCTTCAAACGGATTCCTGTAAGAATCTAAAGCCAAACCAGAAATATATATGTCAATCCCATGTTTTTCGCATAAGTCAAGTAAAATAGTGTGCAACCCATTTTTAACAAATTGATATTCATCTATAAAAATGGCATCAACACAAAAGTTTCTGTTCGCCAAGTAAGGAAGAATATCATCAAGGTTATTTATTTCCAAGGAAGACATTGCTTCTTTATTATGTGTACATATGGCATCTTCTTCATACCTATTATCTAATTTTGGCTTAAATATATAGATTGTTTTATTTGCTATTTTGTATAGTCTTGCTGTTTTTAATAATTCTGTCGTTTTTCCACTAAACATTGGGCCAGTAAATATAACAAATTTCCCAGGTTCCACTATTATCTCCATTTTTCTGTTTTAAAATCATCGGTGACAAACAATGGCATGTATTTACTCTCTCTATAGTGTGCAAAAAGGCTATCAATACCGCGTGACCCAAAGCGTATTTTTGGTTCAGGATTAATTACACCTTTTCTGTACATAAGAACACAAATATCATCTAAGGTATACCTCTTATTATGATATATAGACAATAAATTTTCAAAAGAATACCTGTTATCAGATAATATAAATTTGTTAGAAATCGAATTTTTTATTAACCTTGTTTTATTTCGTGCTCCAACCCTTTTTACATTATTATAAAAAACAAATAATCCCCATTTATCCTTAAGACTATCTAAATTTGCCTTTATTGCAATATTTAGAAACTCAACGTGTTCCAATGTTAAAACAGTACCCTCTTCTGGTATAATATAAAATGATCCCTCTTTATCTTTTTCAAGTAAGTCATCAATGTAATCTTCAAAATGGCATATTTTGTTTTTAAGTATGTAAATTGAAAATTTCTTCGTATCCGATGTATATATTGTTCTAGATTTTCTCCTGTATTCGTGTGGCAATCTTTTTACAAAATATTTAGTGGCCTTACACTGCTCTTTAGCTACGCATAAAATTCTAACATTGTTATATATCTCTAATGTTCTATCTATGAAATAACAAAGATGCTTAAAACTCATAATTACCATATCATAGTTCATTACTATTGTTATAGGCTTCAAAGATGTCTGGTGCCCCATTGACTCTTTCCTTCAAACTTTTTGTTGGTTTAAACATTTTATGCCACATAAATATTGTTCTTGTTACATGCTGCGTAGTATTAACCTGCACAAAATTATGCCTTACCCTTTTTATATATGAGCCAGGATAAAATATGCCTAATCCACGTAGTATAACTTTTTCGTCATTTAATAATCCTTCCTCTATTGTTTCAAACATTGTTTCAAGTATAAGTTTTATATTTCCCTTGTTAAGTTTATATTTACATGGAAGGTTATGCCAGGCGTATAGAACTAAGTCATGCTTTGTGGTATTTTTTTTCCCGTCCATATTTTCTCCAATTTATCTATTATTTCTGGCCAAGAGTATACTCTATAATCATATAGATCTTCAGGTAACTCCTTGTTGTGTGGCCTATCAAATAATATTTTTACAACATCAGAGTCTTTCAAAGATTTCATTACGTGACCACTATCATCAATAATGACATCGTAGCAATCACTCAACATATTCTTACTCTTAGAAGAGGAAGAAGCAAAAACATGTGGTAATATACCGCTACCAAAGTAATTCTTCATCCATTTTAGTTTTTCACTAAAGGCATACTTTGAGGCTGCTGACGTAAGAATAATAAGCTTAAATCTATCATCAGAAATAACTTTTGTAAGACCATTTATCGCGCCTTCTATGGGTTTACAATTTAAAAATAAACCTTCCTCATTTAATAAGTCATAAACTTCATTTTTAGGCATCGCTGGAAGCGATTTATGAATTTCCCATTCGGTTATATTTAATTCCCTTTTATCATTTGTTTTTAATCTGTATAATTTTACCCATTCAGGCATTAAATCTGCTAATACGTCATCCATATCCACACATATCCTAATCTTTGTCATCTATTACCTCTTTAAGATCCCTGGTAAAAGAATCCCTATCAGTTTCCAAATAGAATTCTATATCAACTTCTTTTCCGTCAGCCAGAAACACTGTTTTAACAAAGGGAACCCTTGAATTAAGTTTACCTATTTCAATTATTGAAAGATAAATTTTAATTGGGGGCATTGTAGATCCAAGTCGCATCCCTTTTGAAGACCCTTCTGAACTTTCCCAAAAATTTTCTTTTTCATCCATATTAACTCCTTAAATCTGCCCAAGAACCAGGGAAACCCGACAACCCTACCTGATTTAATCCCTCAAAAATACCTATATGTTGTGACGCAGATGGGTTGGTAACAAGAATAGTTTTAAAGTTTTCCCCTATATGTAAATCCCACCCACGATTCATTGTTGGGCTTGAAAAGCATTTTAGTAATCTATCCAAATTATTCCAGGAAACAAGATTAGATTGGCCAGATATAGATTTCTTTTTTAAAGCCCCACACACAGATAACACGTCAGTATATCCATGTAAAAATGTATGAAAACCAGAAACCATAAGGCCATCATCGCCATACTGATTAATCCCGTAATTATGTATATCTGAGCACCTTCCAAAATAATTAGATAAAACTATCATATCTCCGTTTAAAATCCAAATCCTATCAGATTTGTAGTATTTTATTCTATCTAAACTCTGATTTATGCCATATCTGCCATCTTTCGCCGGTAAAAATCTTGCCTTTATACCTATTGGGAGGCAAGCATACATAAAGGCTGAATATATTCGTTGAATAGATGCCATATCTTCAGAATGGTCATCTAAAAAAACAACTTCACGAATGTAACTTCTCATATCGCTATGCAAAAGTGATTTACAAACTGTGGCCAATTCACTTTTTCTATCTTTTACAGTTATGAATAGTCTATCAAATCCCATATTATGCTCACTTACACTCTAGGTAACAAATACCATTATTTATCTTAGTAACTATTATGTCATCACCAACATAGTCACAATATTTATTTATTGCCGCTACCAATTCTTCAGTTAATCCAGAATTAAATATGATATAACCAAATTTTCTTAAAATAGGTAAATAAGTAGAAATAACAGAAATAAAATTATTAAACCCTTTTATTTCATTTACAACTAATAAATCTAAATATTTTATCTTTCTACCAAGCTTATTTCCATAAACAAATGGTGAATTAGTCACATGAACCTTAACTTTTTTATCTTTTAAATACTCAACTTCAGTATCTGTTATAAAGTGAAGATCACCAAGCGTTACTAAATATTCTATTATAGAAAAATTTAGGTTACCTATATAGCCAACTGTCGTAATACGCTTATTAATAATAATTCTTTTTAGTATTTCTTGTGTTAATTGTTGTGATGGCATCTCTTATTTTGTACTCCTCTACACCATTTGTAAGTAAAAAACCAATTGAGAGGGTTCCAATAGAAAATTCCCCGTAATGGCCAAGGGATGCAAGAAGTGTGCCAAGAAACTTGCTCGATAGGCCTCCCCCCCCCCATGCCAGCATATAAGGATCTAAACTTTTCTATATCTTTTAATTGGTTCATCAGTTATAAATTTCCCACAAATTAGGCAATAGTTGCCAGATGTGTTAGAATGAGGGTAAGTTTTAAAAATTTTGAAAAATATTCCTCAAAACTTAATTTTGTGTTTTTCATCATTATTTTTCCTTATTTTTGAAATATTTTTTGCAAAAATATAAGATATAGTTTAATAGGTGGCATGTACACACTGATTTGTGTTATTACAGTTGCAATACAATTAATACCATGCAAGGAGGAAGAAGCACGTTGCATACTGTTATAACACTAAACCCTGTAATGGAGAGTAAGAATTTTTGGAGCCCTGAATGAAGAAGTATATAAAAAATAGCATAAAGCCAAATATTTGTCAAGTGCCTTTTTGTAACGTGTTGAAAACAAACAAGTTATATTTTGGGAAAAACCCTGCCGGAAAGTCTGCAAATTGTTCAAAAATACAAGTCGTTTTATAGCAATGAGTTGCTGGATTCAAGATTTTTCTTTTGTTGCCTATAAAATTTATTGGCATAGATCTTGCTTATGGGAAAACACGCTTGGGTCGCCTAGTGGTCGATGGCACCGCATTTGTGATGCGGTATGAGAAATCTACACCGTGGGTTCGACTCCCACCCCAAGCTCCATTAATATATGTGAAGGAGTTATCGTGGACGAGCTGAAAGAAAAAAAAGCACGTAAAAGAAATATAGATAAAAAAAAGAAAATAAAAAATAAAAGTAATCAGCAATATAAGAAACTAAAAAAGCAAAAACAGAAATCAATACCAGAAATTATAATAAAAGACACAGAATTAGAAGAGTATTACTCAATTAAATAGCACAATTACTGCTTAGTAATTAAAATTGTGCACCAACTAGGTATTAGTGCCGTTATATACAAAAATAGGGGATAAAGATGAAATACTTGGTGTCAGTTGGCGAGGGTCTGGGAAATGTAATTGAAACCCTACCACTAATAAAAGCACTAAAATACAATAAACTTGAGTTTGATATACTTAATTTGTCACATATACCAACAGAAAACGTTGAATGGATTTTTAAGGAATATGCAACTGTTATCAAAGGAGAACCAAGAGTAGACCAATATGCTTATCGTATAGAATTGGCAACAACTAAATTTTGCCCAAAATTCTTTAATAGAACAAAAATACCACTTATAAACAATTTAAACAATCAATTCATTTATAGTACAATCACTAATGAAATAGAAGTTTATCTTAGCATTCTGAATGAGCTTAACTTTGAAGACGCTGAAATGCCTTATGATGTAGAACTTCCAAAAACAGAAGAAGAAGAACAATTTGACTTCATCCTTATGAATGGGTGTGCTGGGCGCTCTCAGTTAGAATTTAAACGAAAGAAATATCCTCATATGGCGGAACTAGGTAACCTGCTTATCTCTAAAAAGTATAAGGTGGCATCTATTGGCATCGGTGATGAGTATGCGGCAGGAGAAAATAAAACCGGAATGTCAATTTGTAAAACGGCTGGATACCTAAGAAGCTGTAAGTTTTTAATAACCAATGATACGGGTTTTGCACATCTTGCGGCAGCTTTAAAAATTAATGGGGTTATTTTATATACGGCAACTAACATGATTAAAAATTATCACCCAGTGTTCCATAAAACACTAAAACCAGTAACAGCAGATATACCTTGTCAGCCATGCCAATATCGTAAAACATGGAATCTGTGCTCACCTAAAACGTATAATAAATGGGAATGCCAAAATATTCCCTTTAGTAAGATTTTGAAGGAGATAAAAAATGCTGACATTTTTTGAGAAACATGCCTATATTGGATTTTCTTTTTTGTATGGGTTATCTTTTATTATTAATTTTTTGATTTTTAACTTTGTTTTTGGTCTTCCACTTTTACTTTCGACTCTTTTGACAAGTCTTGGCACGATACTTGCTACAGTATTTCTTATGCCAAAAACGATACGGCGGGAGGCAAAAATAAGTGTTGTTAAGGATTCGCTGTATTAATCAAAGTGGAGGTTAGGTAATGATGAATGCAAAGTGGATTTACGGTGTTAAAAACATTGTGCCCAAAAGGAAGGTTAACAATGTAATTGACAATTCTAAGCGCAAGCAAGATATGGTTTACCTTACCAAATCTGATTTTACCACGTTTGCACGTAGATTTAAGCTCGGAAATTGGCGTAACGCTGTTGAGACTATTTGTGGGCCAAGAGCAAGCAAAGAGGTTATTAATTTGTATTCTGACGGTGTGGAATCTATCGGATTTCGCAAGAGAGAAATACGAAGGGCTGCTGATATTGGCTAACTAAATATAATGTAGGTGCCACATAAAATGGCACCTACATTGCCATAAAGGAGTTTTATGACAGAACCAACTAAAATGATAGGTAATCCCAAACATATAGTGCTGCATACATCTGCCACAGAGTATAACTGCAACAAAAATGTGATAAATAGAATTCATTTGGAAAAAGGTTACCTTTTAATAGGATACCATTTTGTAATAACCGGATCACCGTTTGATACCGGTATTCCGCAGATTCAACAGGGTAGACGATTAATTTACCAGGGAGCACACGCCTACCATTTTAATAATACTATTGGTATTTGTGTTACAGGTCACGGCGATGTGGCACCTTGGACAGAATACCAGAAGTATCACTTAAAAGTTCTTGTTAACTCTTTGCAGGATATATATAGCATCCCTAATGAGAATATTCTAGGGCACAGGGAAACCCCATACGAAGACGAACACCATCTAAAAACATGCCCAGGTAACCTTATTGATATGAATGAAATACGAAATTTTTTAAGAATAACATAAGGAAAAATAGATGAAACCAAACAAAACACCAAATATCCTATTTCTGGACATAGAAACAGCACCAATGACCTCATATATATGGAGATTGTGGAAACAGGATATAGGGTTAAACCTTGTTGAATCCGATTGGCATATGCTTAGCTGGGCAGGAAAATGGATGGGGGATAAAAAAATAATTTCAGACGTGCTCCCAAATTATAAAAAAGAATACAAAGAAAATACAGAAAATGACATACGTATTTTAGAAAGTCTTTGGGAAGTAATTGACGCTGCTGATATTGTTGTTGCTCATAATGGAAACAAATTTGATATCCCCAAAATAAATGCAAGATTGCTTTATAATGGGTTTACTCCGCCAAGTCCGTATAGACAAATTGATACTTGTTTGATTGCTCGCTCTATTTTTGGGTTTACCTCTAATAAATTAGATTACTTAGCACAATACCTTGGTGTAGGTGAGAAAACAAAGCATGAAGGTTTTGACTTATGGCGAAAATGCCTCCAGGGTGATACAAAAAGTTGGGGAAAAATGGAGAAGTATAATAGAAATGATGTAGTCCTCCTAGAAAAAGTTTTTCATAAACTTGCCCCCTGGTCTAAGTCATTCCCTAATTTTGATATATATACTGATGATAATAAACCGCATTGTGTAGCATGTGGTAATACCAATATTATTAATCGTGGCTTTGCTTATACGCAATTAGGTAAATTTCACCGCTATCAATGTAAATTATGTGGAAAATGGATGCGAGGAAGAAAAAATGTCCTCACAAAAACAAAAAAAACTAAAATTTTAACAAACATATTATAAAAATGAAAAAAAACATAGTTATTGTCGGAGTTTTTTCTAACGAATGGCCTACAAATGAAAAAAAACATAGTTATTGTCGGAGTTTTTTCTAACGAATGGTCTACAAATGTGTTCATGGCTAACGCATTTGAAAATATAGGATTTAATGTCTTTAGATTTGACTTTAGGGCATTCCCTAAGCATGAAATACCAAAAATGCTTATTGATTTTATTAATTCTATTAATGATGTTTTTTTGATTGTTTTTTGTAAAGTTGATTCTGTGCCAATTAAAACACTAAAAGACTTAACAGGAATCATTCCTACTTGGTATTGGTTTATGGACCCTATGACTGTCGCAAATACTATTAATGCGGCAGAAAGAGCAAGGGCATGCACCTATGCTAGTTCTACTTCGTATAAAGTAACAGAATACTTTAAAAACTTTAACAAAAACTCCTATAGAATAATAGAGGGTGTTGATACAACACTCTATAGAAACTTGGGATTAAAAAAAGAATACGATGTCTTGTTTGTCGGGACACCTGACCAAAAAAGATTAAACTATTTATTAAATGTGCCTTATAATGTAAAAATATTTGGTAATTATTGGCCACAATGTAAGCATGAAACAAATCCGCCAATTTATAATGAAGATTTAGTTTTAGCTATAAATAAATCCAAAATTATATTAAACTTTACTAGACCAGATAGCTATTCAGATAGGGTCACCCAGATACTCGCCTGCGGTGGATTTGTTTTAACTGAATATGCTGATGATCTTTTTATGGATTTTGGTGATTCATTAACATACTTTACTAATGTAAATGAATTAAATCAAGCCATTGGGTATTTCTTAAAAGCACCGACTATAAGATCAAATTATATAAGAAAATATTATAGAAAAAATTTAAAACCATTAATTCAAACATGGGAAAAAACATGTGATGAAATCATACAACGTGTAAAGGAAAATGATGAACCCATCTGATTTTAGAAAAGGTTTTTGCATTATTATTCCTTCTTGGAATAATAATGATTATTTATTTTTTGCTATTAATTCCATAAAGGAATTTTCAAGGTATGACCACCAGATTGTTGTTCATCTAAACCAAGGAAACAACGCAACAAGAGATATACTTAGTAAAATGGGATGCCAAGTAACTATGTCACCAAGCAATCTCGGTATAGCTAAGGCAGTAAATACAGCCGCTACACTTTGTAATAAAGATATCATTATGTATTTTAACGATGATATGGTTGCCCTGCCAGGGTGGGATACAGAATTTACAAAATTTGTTTTCGAAAATAATCTAGAACATGAAACCTGGCTAAGTTCTACCATGATTGAGCCAAGGGGTAAAAGAATAGAAATGCTTGCTCCGTTTAATTACGGTAAACATCCTAAAGAATTTAAAAAAGAGGCAATACTTCGTGATTTGCCAAGATTAAAGTCAATGGCGCGTAATAGGAAAGGCACAACCTGGCCGCCAAATCTAATGTATAAAGACATATGGGATAAAATAGGTGGATTTTCCGAAGAATTCTTTCCTGGTTTCGGGACTGACCCAGACATAGCAAAAAAGATGTGGGATATTGGTTGCAGAGATTTTATTGCCCTGGGCAACAGCTTAGTTTACCATTTCCAAATGATAACAACAACAAGAGTACTTAATCCGCATACTGAACAACAAATTTTTGAGAAAAAGCACGGTATAACAATTGATAAATTTGTTACAGAGTATTTGCATAGGGGGGGACTGTGGTGCCCAAAAAATTGCTAGCCACGCCAAACAAACAAACTTATTAAGGTAAAAAATTACATAGTAATTATTAGTTTAACAAAATATGGTGGTATCATATTGGGAATTATGCAAAAATTTGGGTCTTTCATTAATGAAAAATCGGATATAAGTGAACATTTGCTAACAATATTTGAGACATGTAGGCCCTATAAGCATATAACAGAATTTGGATTACGTAAGGGTAAATCTACTATAGCTATCCTGGCCTCAACACCCAATAAATTTATTTCTTATGAATTATTTCCGATAGAAGAAGAAATAAATAAAATAAAAGAAATGGCAAAAATAGAAAATTTAAATTTTATAGTAAAAATTGAAGATTCAAGAAAATGTGTAATAGAAGATACTGATGTTTTATTTATTGATACAGAACATAATTATGAGCAACTTTACACCGAATTAACTAAACACGCAAATAATGTTAGGCATAAGATTATTATGCACGACACAGAAACTTTCCCAAAAATGACCAGTGCGTTATATGATTTTCTAAATAGTCACCAAGAATGGGAAGTTGAACTTGTAAAACACAACAATAACGGGTTAACTATTATACGTAGGTTGCCATAAAATCTTGGCTTAATTTTTGCAAGAGACAAATGTTAACGGGTTAAACATACAGGAGCTATAATGTTAACAAAAAAATTATTTATCATTACAAATGAGGAAAGAAGTAGGATGTCCTTAAATGCAATGAAGTCAATAGTTCCACATACCAAAGAAACAGAATTAAGGGTTTTTCTTAATTGCAAAATTGATTTTAACCCTTTAATTGATTACGCAATGTTTTTCCAAAATATAGATAAAAGAATAAAAATTAACTGTGAAGACAAAAAATTTGGGCTATCTATGGCATGGAATCACTGCTGTGAACAAACAAAAGAAGATGTATGCATCCTGTTAAATGATGATGTTGTATTAAATGATGAAAATTGGGAAACCAATCTTGATGAATTACTCGAAAAAAATAAAAGGCATAAAGTATTTTTGCTCTGTGCCCCAAATGGGTTTAGCGGATTCGCAATAAGAAAATCTTTCTGGGAACTTATAGGTGGATTTACACCATTCCCATCCGGCTATTATGAAGATGATGATTTCTTTCTCCGTGTAATGAAATTGTACGGGCTTCACCATAAGAAAGAAATAATGGATGAAGTGTTCTTTTCCTTGTATGATAGGGGAATTAAACCTATGTTTGCACATGTCCCTAATCCCTGTGCTAAAAAATGGGATAAATCTATAAACTCAAGATTATTCCATAGCATGTGGAAAGAAACGAAAACCAGTACAAGCACAAGTTTTGAAAATAAAAACGGGATTAACTATGAATGGATAGGAAAATAATGAATCACAAGCATTGTAATCATACAATTGAACCACAATTTATACAAGTTGGAGAAATCTTTACAAATCAGGAATGCCCTTTATGCGGCTCATATTTAAAACTTTGTGGTTATACCCTGCCAAAAGACATAAATGATGTTGTACTGTATGTAGAATGTTTAAAAAATGGGTGTGCATACAAAGGTAAAAGGACTTTAATCTAAAAGAGGAAATAATTATGGAATTTCATAGTTTGGAAAATAATGGTGACTATAGCCCCAAACTAACTGAAGATTACGCTAATAATTTAACTACAAGCGAGTTTAGAATGATCGCAAATGACTTGTGCCAAAATCTCACCACAATACATAATGCAAAAATTGTAATCCACACCTTATGTGATATGGTTGAAGATTTGTATGATTTAGTTGCTAGTGCTATTGATGAAGAAAGTTATAATATTGAAGAGGACGAGGAGTACTCAGACTTCGAGGAAGAATAATGAAAATAACAAATAAATTTAATGTTCCCAAAGCTGTAGTAAGAGCAATAGAAAATGACGGATACTCTTATACAGGCTATATTTCCGTAACACAATTAATATCCCCGCCAAGATTAAGATGGCTTACAAAACGGCATTGGGATGAACTTGAAGAAGATTGTGTGGATGCCGTGTGGAAACTACTCGGATCTGCCGTTCATGTTATTTTGGAAAGGGCAGAAGACAAGCATGCCGCAGATTTTCAGGAAATACGATTAGAAGCAGAAACAGATGGTAAAATCTGGTCAGGCCAAGGCGACATCTGGGAATCACCAAATATACTTAGTGATTATAAAGTAACAAGTGCATGGGCGGCAGTTAATGATGTTAAACCTGAATGGGAACAACAATTAAATATGCTTGCTTATTTATATCGAAAACAAAATTTTGAAGTAAAAAAATTACAAATTGTGGCTATATTTCGCGATTGGTCAAGAATAAGGGCAAAAACATCACAAGATTACCCCAATTCTCCTATAAAAGTTATACCTATAAAATTATGGAAAACAGACAAAATAGAAAAATTTATTAAAGAGAGAATGCAGGCTCACACAGAAACAGAAAATACCCCTGATGATGAACTTCCCAAATGTACAGAAAAAGAACGATGGGAAAGACCAAAACAATATGCTATAATGAAAAATAACAATAAACGTGCAACAAAACTTTGTGCCACTGAAGAAGAAGCCCTTGAAATAATTAAAACCTTCTTATCTAAAGGTGATAGTAATTCCTATGACATTGATGTGAGGGAAGGGGAAAGAATACGATGCGAACATTATTGCCCTGTTAATAAATTCTGCAACCAATACCAAAATTATATTAAAGAAAAAGAAAAAAAAATTAATTAGCATAAACGTATAGGTTACATTAAAAATGGAGACCAAAAATGATTCTTATTAACTCAAAATTCTACCCACTAAAAGAAGCTGAAACTGGAGAATGCCCGTTTTGTCACAAAGACCTAAAATTTGAAGAAAACCCCTTTGAGCAAACAATTGAAAAACATGCTATTTGTTGCGGATTTGTTTATAATCTAATGGTAACCGAAGAAAAAAATAAAGTTAAACTACATATCAAGCCAACCAAGATTTAGTGTTAATATTAGTAGGGAAGTTTATTTAAACCCTCTAACTAAATACTTGGAGTTATTATGCCTGCATTCACAAATATAATTTTTGGTATACATAAAAAATGTGGCGGATATGTAAGAAAAGCCACACAAAATTTAGGCGTAAAAGCAATTTACTACTGTACAAGCTGCTGGAAAAACTCGGCTATTGGAAATTTAAGCCCTGACCATGATGTTTACAGATGGCTTGATATTGATATTTTAGACACACCACAAACAAATAAATTGGGGCTAGCCTTCCCAACACAGAATACAGATAACTATCAATTTGTCCACGATACAGGATTTAGCTATGTAAGGATTGATTGTGATTGGGATTACAGAGAACCATCTAATGGGGAGTTTAACTGGACTCCGTTAGATAATAGGATTATAGAAGGAAATAGGTTAGGCTTTAAGTGGATTTTGACCCTTATATGTAACTCTTCGTGGGGAACCACAACTGTCCCCGGCACAACGTCGTTAAACCAGCCGCCTACTGATGTTGCAGACTGGACTAACTTCGTTATGAGGACTGTCGCAAGGTATTCCCTTGGTAACCAATATACAATGCCAGGATTAACAAAAAATGTTAACCTGTATATGTTCCCTAATGAATGGAATAGCACTTCAAATAAATATGGTGGTTGGGGGGGAACATACACCGATCTCCATGATTTAATGAATACTACCTATGATGCTATTAAATATGCTAATCCCGATGCTACCTTTATTATTGGTGCTAGCGGAACCGCGCATACATCGGCATTAGCCGTATACGCTGGTTATGGCGATTATGACGTAATAACATCGGCAGGAACATTTTCACCGACAGATATCTCAAGTAGTTACGCTGCTGAATATACAGACACAACAAATTTTTACAAAAATCTTAAAGGTGATTATATTGATTGCCATTTTTACGGCCCTATTGCCCACGATAACCCAAAAATATCACTAATGACAGAGTTAAAAGGATATGCCACATCATCGCCACAGCTTTGCACAACTGAATTTGGCGGTCCAAGCACATACTATGACTCCGATATGAAAGATATCGAATTCTTTATGAATCCAATTGAGCGATATTTAAACTACATTAACAAAGGGTTTGCTTTCCAAACTTGGTTTGGCCTTGTCACAACATCAGAAACTTCAACAAATAGATTTGTTCCCCTAATGGAAAATAAAGATAAAATAAGACCACAATATTATGCCACAAAATTACTAGCTAATTTATTCAAAGATGGGGTTATGTCTGTTGTGCATATTACAGACAGCCTTTATTTTATATTGGTTTCTCCATTCTATGGTAAATATGTTGCGTGGAAAGCGGGCTCTGACACAACATTTGCGGCGCAGTCATACACACACACTGCAAATGATTATATACTGGTTTATGACCCTAAAAATGGTAAATACGCAGAAAAAGTATTACCAGATGATGGTATTGTTACCCTTACAGATCTTCCATCAATATTTACATATGATTTTACTGCGTAATCAACGTGGTTTACTTGAAAGACTATGCTATACCAATTTAGGTCCCCCAAAGGAGCACCCTGGGGGACCTGTTTCTTGGCATAAAATTTGCACTTCATACTTAACTAAAGGAGATTCTAATGGATATTAGTGAAAAAATGGGATACGCTGCTTCTATAAAAAATCTTAATGACAAAATTAAAACACTTGAAATTGAAATAAATACACTAAAAGAAATAAATAATGCCCTTAGTAATACTATGATTTTAGTGTATAAGAATAACTTATTAGCCGAAAATATTGATGAAGATATCCTTAAAGAAAAAATAAAAGAATCTTTAAAAATTGCTAATATAAAATTACCTAGCAATAAAATAAAAAAAGAATTAGAAATAACAGATACACATACTGAAAAGAAACCACAAAAAGAAAAAAATTATGATAAAAAATATACTTAAAAAACTAAAACCCCAACCTACGGAAGCTATGTGGTGTGTTACACTTACCATTATGAATATGACTACTTGGCATGTGTGGAGACCCCAAAGTACTTGGATGTTTTATTTCTCTCTGTTACTTTATCCTCTTTTTTATGTTTTTAGCAAATTATTCCTTAATAAAATACACCAAAATAAACGTTAAATGGCATTGACCACAAACATGCGTGATACGTACTTAAAAAATAACTTTTGCCCCCGTAGCTTAAAGGTTAGAACATCAGACTTTCAATCCGGTAATGCTGAGTCCAAACCTCACCAGGGGTACTAATGCCGGGGAAATGGCAGAATGGTAATGCGGCAGACTTGAAATCTGTGGCCCGCCCTTGAGACGGTGTGGGTTCAAATCCTACTTTCCCCGCCATAAACTGATTTCAAACTAATATATAGCATGACTCCCATGCTATTATAACTAAAATATTTTTTAAAAACTAAAAGTATCACCCATGAATGAACAAGAAAAAAAAAATAAATGGGAAAATATTTATCCGCCTAAATCAGAAAAATGGACGGATGGATGGTATATATTCAAGTTCTTTAAACAAAAAAAAGAAGACTTTACTTTATATATCCCTTTTTATGTCGTTGATGGACTAATATACTCAGAAATATATGCATATGTCGAAACTGTAGAAAATGCAAGAAGAACAAATACAGGATATGTGTATAAAATTGAAACTTAATAAAATATAATAAATAGTGTTATTATACATAGACCTTAACCCATAGGAAACCGTATGCCTGCCTTCTCTAATAAAACTATCGGAACACATAAAAGATGCGGCGGAAATGTCCATCAAATAAAACAAACATTGGGCACTAAAACATTCTACTACTGCGATAACTGCTCACTGAATTCGTCCGTAAGTAAACTAGATATAAATAATGATGTCTACCTTTTCCATGATGTGCGCGGCTTAATAAAATGGGGAAATAGCCCACAATTTACACTCAACAACTGGGCAAACGCTATTAGTAAATATGACTTCTTCGCTACTACACCTGGAGCTTGGGAAAACCACGCCAATACTATCGCCACTATTAAAAATGTTAACCCAAAATTTAAAGCAGGAACTTACTTCCAAATGCATACCGCAGCCACTTGGATGGCCTCCGCTGGCGAAGGTACTTATCCTAAATTACTGTGGGACTACCTTAGCCTTCACCCAGCAGGATCTGTAGATGGATCTACTATACCCACTGTGTGGTACACTAACCCTGTATATGATATCTTCGACGCTACTGTGAGACAAACCGCTGCAAACTTGCTAGGTAATTATGTTAATACCTATAACCTTAATTGGATATTTTTGGATTTTGTTAGTGTGCCTATCGGTTCTTTTAATGGTTCCTATATCCTTGACTTTAATAGAAATGGAGTGTCCCTGTGGGATGATACAACAGAACAAGACCAACTGAAACAAGTGTGGTTTGATTATATCTCCGAAATAAGAACAGAAGTAGGAGATGATGTCCAAATTATTCCAAACGGAAAACTTGCACTTACAGATGATAGCTTTGCTTCTATTGTTGATGGTTGCTTTGTTGAAGATTTTCCTAAATACTTTTTTGGTAGCGTTGAATATGACTGGGATGGAGCCTTTAATATAGAACATATACCCTCACTTTATAGCCTTAATCAAAAAAGGTACAGAAATGGTAGAGGAAGTGTATTTATACATAATGACATTAATATAGATACAGATAACTGGCGAAAAGTTAGGGATAAATATCCTAACCTTATTATATGTAATGAGCAAAAAACCGAAGGATTGCCACCAGACCCCACACCACCAATGTAATTTAAACCCCCTTCTTTTTAAAAGACCTTATAATTGTCACAGAATACTGTGAATTGTCACAGAATTGTCACAGAATATTGTTAATTGTCACAGAATTGCCTAAAAATACGGTGAAATATCACTAAATATCATAAAATTATAACGAAATGACAAAAAGTGTCACGAAATCGTGACAA